TTACGACGACTGGCCGCTTGGCAATGTCTGGACCGAAACCTGCACGGTCTGACCGCCCTCGATGTTGACGATGAACTTCTCGTTGATCGCCTGGTATTGCACTTGAGCGTCGGACTGCACGTAACCGAGGCCAGTGCGCGCGGGCGGATTATTGGACGTGTCGCATACGACGCTGAACGGCTGCGAGCCGTCGGTGCTTCCCAGCAGCCCCTGGCCCAGCATGTTCTGCAGGAAGCTGAGCTGCGTTGCCCGGATCTGCTGAAACAAGTTGGCGTTGATCACCATGCCGACATACTGACCCATCCCCGCTGCCAGCGTGGCGGCGATATAGTTCGTCAGGCGGGTGTAGTTGTCGCCGTCTATGGCAGCGTTCGACGACGAGTTGTGACCGCCGCGCACACCCCAGTAGCTGCCGCCCGGCTGCGGATTGGCAATGACGTCGATACCCGCGCTGAGCAGCGCGGAGAGGTCCGCCGACGAGTAGCTGGTTGTCTGTCCGGACCCCGGCAATCCCGATTTCTGGCTTCCGATGACGCCGTAGAGCTGCTTGTTGAGGCTGGACTGTTCGGGCGACAGGTTGGCGAGGCGCCCTGCCGCAAAGCCCTGCGGCGAGACAAGCCGCGTCGTCGCGTTGACCTGATCCGACCACCACAGCCAATCGCCGAACATCAGCTTTGCAGCATACGAGTCCAGGCCCACCTGCTGCTTCATTGCGACGGCATTTGTGATGGTGTCGCCGGCTGGGCCAGTGAGCATCATGTAGACGCCTTCCTGCAAACCGAAGCCGGCCTGCGTGGTGTATTGCGTCGGATCGTCCGCATCGGCCAGCAGCGCAATGCCGCATCCCTGGCCACGGAGAGCGTACATACCGTGGCGCGGCAGGATGTCCGACCCGATCAGCGTCGCCGCGGAGATGCTGGTCGCGCCGTCAGTGCCCGCAGTTGCCCCGCTGCCCGTGCCGAGCGTCAACGTAAATGCCGCCGGAGCGGCCGTGGTGCCGTTGGCACTCGCAATGACCAGTTGGGAAGGACCGCGGAGCAGACCCTGTCCCTGGTTCACGGCGGCGGCGAGCGCCGTCCAGAATCCCGCTCCCGTGCCTGCGATGTTGTCGTAAACCTCGGGAGCGATTCCAGGAAGGGCCACAGTCAGTCGCCATGTGCCACCCTGTGAACCGCTTCCCATGGTCACCACAACCTGGTTTCCCAGCGACCCGGTATAGAGCGCCGTGAAGATGAAGGTGGTGTTGGTTACGGCGACCTGCGCGGCGGTGTCGGTGCCGTCGGTGACCCGGACACAGCGGAAATTCTGTGCGCCCTGCTGCACAGCCGTTGCGACCTGCGTGCCCATATCGTATTTGCGCGCGATTATCGGGCCGAACGTCTGGGCGTAATCGGTCATCGTGGCGACAATGACCGGCTGCCCTACCGGCCCCCAGGGCGCGGTGCCGACGACACCGACGACATTGGTCGGCACACCGTTGAGAACGAGGTTCTGCGGCGGCACGATCTGCACATAAAGATCGGGAACCACGAGCGCGGTGGTGTTTATACTTCCCTGCTGAACTATGGGCATTGCTCAGCCCTCCTTTTGCGATGACGCGACGACGCGCACGACGTGGGCCGCCTGCTCACTGCGCAAGATCTGGGAAACACGCACCTCATCGGTGACGACGTCACCCCTGGCGAGGCCGGCAAACGGCTTCACCACCACCAGATGAATATTCATTACGTCTCCAGTTATTCGATAAAGTTCGCTTCGTTCAGGTCAAGGCTGCCAAACAGCATCGACGGCAGCAGAGCGGTGACGGTGGTGGCATATTCAACCGCGTAGATCAGATCGCGGCGGTACAGGATCGCGTCCTGTGACTGGTCGAAGGTTGCGGTCCCTGAGAATATCAATCGCGCGGCCATGCCATCGGCCAGCGTGATAAAGCGCATTGCCGCAAGGGAAACATCGATCGCACTGGCCGTGGCATCGCGGAGCAGTGGTGTCGGGCACCAGCAGATGATACGGAAGCTCTGTATCTGGCGACGGACTTCCATCAGGCTCGACGCATCCGCGACAACCCGTGCAAGCACCTCGCCGGCACCTTGAAAGGTGAGCGAAGCCTGGCTTAACGCGACGATACCATTCGCCCGCGCCAGCGCGGCGATATTGGCGGCGACCGACGCCGGTGTGTCGGTTGCCGTCGTTCGGTATGGATAGGCTTGTCCATCGACCCGCACGCCAGCGAGCTGGCCAATCGATGCTGTGCCCCCGAACGTGACGGTGATACCGGCAACCGTCACCGTAAGCGAAGGCGCAACGGCGGTTGTCGCCCATTGGTCGGGATAGCGGGTCGTGTTGCGCACCGCGGGGCTGGCGGGAAAAACCGTTATGTTGATGCGACCGGCTGCGAGATCGGCGTTCAACGCCGCCGCCTTTGGCCAGCCGCGATAAATGCGGCAGACCGGACCCGGGACGCTATTGGAGTCGGTGCCGGTCGGATAGACGGCGGCAGACACCAGCGCGACGAGCGCCGTCTCGACATCCGACTGGTCGGCCATCAGGTGCTCGACTGTTGAACCGTGATGCGCCAGCCGAGCGAGGTCAGCTCGGCGGCCGCGACGGTGGCGTTTCGCCCGAGATCGTCCTGCATAAGATCGGCGGGCAGCAGGACAACGTCGCCATAGGCTGGCATCAGGACCGTCCAATAGGGAATCGATTGGTCCGAGGGCAGATCGGCATGCGGTGTTCCGGACCCGCCGACACCCAGAATGCTGGCCGGCCAGTCGGTGAGCAGCGGTGTGTTCGTATCGGTAGTAACGCCGCTATAGGTGTTGACGCCCGTGCTCGATGGCCCATCGGAACGCGAAAACGAAACCACACGTTCCGCCTTCACGCATAATACGGGCAAGAGATCCTGCTGGGCGGCGATAAACCAGACATCGCCCTTCTGGACCAGGTAGTCGCCAACCTGGGTGTAAGCGGCATCGAAAATGCCGTGCCAGATGGCTGAACCGTAGCCACTGGGACGCAGGAAGCGATTGTCGGGCGCGGTGAATGCGGCATGCAGCCGCAGATACCGATTACACGGTGCTGTAGGAGACGAGGGGCTGGATGGACGGTAGGCATCGGTGGTCGCGCCAATATGTCGCGCGGCCACGTTCAGCCCCCAGCGCATCCTGTCCTGAATATGATCGCGCGCCATTCAAACCACGATCGTTATGCCGAAGGATGCCAGGCCGGGTCCGGGTGGAAGACCGAAGAAGGAACAGAGCCGCCGACGCCAGTCATCGAGCAGCGCCGTGCGATCCGAGACCTCATCGCGGTTATGGGTCCAGACCGCCGCCTGATCGGTATCGAGGTTCTGCGCGGCCATCGGCACCGCTGTCTCCAGGACGTTCAGATTCGCGAGGTAGCGCCGAACGATCGCCTCCTCGGCCGTGGACAGGTTGTTCATGCGGAACTCAAGCAACCCGTAGGCCTGGTAGAAGCGCCAATTCTGAAAGCCTGCAGGCGTGCAGCCATAAGCTGGGTAACCGCAAAAGCGCCGGATATCGGTCTTTTCGGAATCGAGGAACGACATCAGAGAAATGACCCATCCCCGCGAGTGAACAGAACGGTCCCGCTGCCCGAAGCAAGGATGGCCGCCGCATTGCCGATGAGTGAGTTGACGCCGAGCATGACGTGCGCATTGGGCAGAACCGGCATGTCAGCCACCGTGGCGGCGACAGACGGATCTGCCCCGAAGCGGACATAGGCCAGCGACGCGGAGATATTCGTGACGACCATCGAGTCGCCGCCACCGGCGAGCGCGACGCTTGCCGATGTCGTGGTCGCTGCAAGGGAAACCGTCCCTGTAGGACGGAACGGCATGATTGAACCAATGGCCATGGTCGGTCCGTCCTGTGTGACGATAAGATCGCGGGGTTTGTCGTCGAGCCGGCTGTTTAGCCGATATGCTCGACCATGACGGCCCGCTTGAACGCCGCATTCGTCGCGGTGGGCACCGTGGTGGGGTTCGTCGTGGTATCCGAGGGTGCGCAGAACCCGCCGATCCAATACCAGGATTGGGCAATGATCTGCTGCAGCCGGTCGATCGGCTCACGGGTGACCATGGCGATATCATCGACGATGGTGACGATCGAGTCCGCGGGTGCCACGTCTTCCGCCGCCATCCCGGCAAAATCGCCCTCGATCAGCGCACCTTGACCGCAGATGATCGGCCGGCGGACCATCAGGCCCGCGAGCGTCGGGTGGGGCTGCACATACGACTCGGTTGTCGGGATGAAGCGCAGGCCAAGGAAACCGTTGACCATGCCCTGGCGGAAGACCTGGTTCGCCGATGTCGCGCCCTGAAACAACTGCTTGAAGTCTGGGTCGGCGAAGAGCTGTCGCGCCGATACCGGGTCGAGATAGCAGTTATACACGCCGTCAATCTCGGGGACGGCGTTCATACGCAGTTTCGATACCGAGTCCAACAGACAGCTCATCGTCAGCGTGTCGCCGGCGGCCAGCAAACCCGTATTGCCGCGCTGCGATGGACGGACGATCACCGATGCCGTGGACGCGGTAACGGTGTTGCCGGCGGTGCCATCGGCCACCGAGACGCTGGTGGCAAAAGTCAGGACACCCGACGTGCCGTTCGGCGCCGTGGCAACGTTGGTGGCATCAGCGACCGCGCCGACCAGCGTATAGATATTGCTGCCGACGGTGACCGTGAGCGTGTTGGTAGCACTGACAGCAGTCTGCACGCCGTTGACGAACGCGTACTGGAATCCGCGGATGTCATCGACGGAAAGGTTGACGCCGGCCGACGCGAGCGTGACGCGGACGCGGGTGTTGCCGCCGAAATAGGAGTTGAACAATACGTTGCGGGCGATCTCATCGAGGCTGCGCGCCGCCTGCTCGCCATTCACGTAGGCGTTCTGCAAGAACTGGCTTGCGATGCCGACTCGGCTGGTGACCATGTTGAGATCGGTGGTCGCAGCGTAGTGGTTAATGGAAAGCGTATACTGCTCCACGCCCCAGCTGGTCGGCGTCAGGCCATTGTCGAGATTCGTATTGGTCGCGGGTGCCAGCGGCGTGGTGACGGTCGGCTTCAGCCCAGCCCGCGTCTTGGTGAGCGTTTCACCGATGCCGACGGCGATGACTTCGCGATCCGCGCATGCCCGATAGCCCAGACGGGACCGCAATGCCTGCTGGAATTCGCGCTCGAGGAAGCCCTGCTGAATGATCGGCTGAAGCGCGGCTGGAAAGTTCTGGATGGGCATGTTGCGTTCTATCCTTTACGTCAGTGGTTCGACCGATCGTCGGTCGGGTCAGGAGCGTTGCTTCAGGATGGCGGCGCGAGCGACGCGGTATTCCGCATCGGTCATCTCGGTTGCCAGTTTCTGCTTGGACGGCGACGCAGGCGGCGGATTGGCTGGGCTGGACGACGATTGCGCAGTGGCCCCGAACAGCCATGGCTTGCTCTTGCGCAGCTCCTGCATAAGAGTTGCGGCACCCGCGACCTCACCCCGCTCATTCAGTTTGAGTGCGGGAATATCGATGAGGCGCAGTCCATCGAGATCGACCATGCCCGCCCGTACCGCTTCGGCCTTCAATTCGGCGCGCACCAGACGCACCTCGGTATGGCGCTGCAATTCGGTAAGTTGACGCTCCAGTGTGTCGGCACGTGCCCGCAACTCCGCCATGACGGCGGAATTCGGATCGTCAACCTGAACATCGGAACTCGACATCAAAGATTCCCTTCGGCTTTCACATCCGACTTGATACGAGCGATTTCGTCGGCGACATCGGCGATGTCGTAGGTATCCGCTATGGATTTTACTGCTGTCTCGCGGCTGATCTGACCTGCGGCGGCCAGTGTCGAGAGCGTCTGAGCGTCCTTCTGACGATCATCAGCCGTCGGCGCGTACCAACGCGGCCACTTGAGCGACAGCCGAACGGCGGGATCCAAGGCCGGAGCGGGCTGGCCCATGATCGTCAGTGGATAGGTCTGGGCCGCACGCAGGATCATGCGGCCGAGTTGGAGCAGTGCGCCCTCGCCGTAGCTGATGCGCAGATTATCGGCGAGCCAGATCAGGCCCTGGTTCAACAGTTCCAGTGCGCGACCGGACTGGGCGGCCGATAGCCGGTCGGCGTTAGCGCGGTTGCCATGTACGCTCTCCAGGGCGAACTCGCGCAGTGTTCGGACATAGTCGATGACGGCGGCGGACGCGGTGCCCCCGATCTCAAGCAGTTTCGCATCGCCCTTTTCACTGACGACGAGCGCGTTGCCGGCACCCTTGACGATTTCACGGTCGGTCGATGCCGGCTCCTTGATTAGGAGAGTCGGATCGCTGCTGTATTTGAGGCCCCTGCCCGCCTGGCTGAGCTGGTAGTCGATCTCGATCTGCGTCTCGATCGCGGCTCGGAAAGTGCAGGCACCATCGTCGGCGCTTCCGGTCGCCGATAGTCCGGGCAGGTTGCGTACCCAGACCACTGGCACGAAACCCAGGTTGTGCTGGACGGTGCGAACATCGTCGATCACCGGATCGGCCGCTTCACCCACCTGCGTCGGAGCGAACCAGGTTTCACATTCGCAATCCCAGCTTCGCATGAACCAGAAATCGGCATCAGGATCAGGTAGGTCTTCGTATCCCGCAGCGACCAGGACGCTGCCGGCGACCTTGTAGCGCTCGGTCACCGCAGTGAGAGTGTCGGGCTCATTCGCCGACCAAGTGGGCGTTAAATAAGTTGTGTCGAGAACGTTTACGAATACCCGCCCTCGCAAGATTCGGAGCAACAGGGCAACGGAACCGACAGAGCCACGGATCGCCGCTTCGGTCATTACCTGGTTGAGCCGCGCTTCCTTTGCGATGTCTGCGAGCGCTCCGCGAACAGCCGGGTCTGCACAGTCTATGGTGGGAAAGTGCCCCTCGCTGAACAGCAGCGAGACGCTGTCTTCGACTACCACGCGACACAAGGCGTAGCGAACGGATGGGCGACGATTGCGAAGCGGAATGTAGTCGCCGCCTGCACCCCGCTCCTCATGAAACTGGTAGGGCAGCACGTCGTAGAGCTTGCCTTCCAGAACACGCTTCAGGATATCGAGCACGCGAGTCCGCGGCGCGTAGTCGTTATCACGCGGGATCAGATCGCAAATTGTCTCGAACATTCGGTATCCTGGGGACGAAAGCCGTTGATTGCGCGCAGCTTGTCACTGTTCCGGACGAGGTCCGCCGTTCAGCGTGCAAGGAAGTTCAAGTTCAGACGTCGCGCCGGCGGAGCCGTGAGAACGAGTCGCGCAAAGGCACGCGACAGCGCGTCGACCTGATCGTCCTTTCGGCCCAGCGGGAAATCGCGCAACTCTTCCTTAAACGCGAGATTCCAGTCGCCGCGAACGATCGCCAAGTTACCACCTTCCAATTGGGCGGCGACTGGCGTGGCGCGAGTGATCTTTGATCCGGTTTCCGGCGAGATTATTACCTGAAAGCCGGCAAGAAGCGCCAAGTAGGTCGAGGCAACAACTTTGCCGGCCGATCCGGGATCTTGCGGCAGCGCCACCACCACGCTGGACCCGTCTCGCTTCGCCGTATCAATCAGCAATTGTTCGACGTCCCACGCAGAGCCGCGCAGGCGCACGACGTCCATGACAATGAAACGCCCGCCCTCCTCGCGGTGCAGTTTCAGTCCGACGGTCCAGTCGGGATCGTTGCCATCGTCCTTCGACGTCGCCGCCAAGTCCCAGGCACGGACCGAGCGCGATGAAAGCAGATCGGGTGCTGCTTCGAGGACGGCAATGCGATCGACCTTGAAAAGACTGCCTTCCCTTGGGCGCGGCGTTTGCTGATAGAGCGCCGACCAGGCGCGTTCGCCGATCGTGTCGCGCTTGCGCATCAGCGCTTCGGCATCTTCCCGTTCCGGCCAGAGCGGCGCGCCGGGCTGACGGTGCAGCGGGTCGTTCAGTTCCGCCAAGGCTGGCAGGCGAAGGATGCGCCACGCTGATTCGTTCTGGGCGATCAGCCGGCCGCCAAGATCGTCCTCGTGCCAGCGTGTCATAATCAGGATGATCCGACCGCCCGGCGTCAGTCGTGTTATTAAATCGAACCTATACCAGTTCCACGCGGCGTCCCGGGCGCCTGCGCTATCTGCCTCAGCCTGCGATTTGACCGGATCGTCGATGACGATGAGGTCGGCGCGGCGGCCGGCGGTGGGCCCATGCAGTCCGGTCGCGAAATACTGTCCGCCGGTCGAAAGCCGCCAGCGGCGTGCGGACCGGTTGTCGGCCAGCAGCCTCATTCCGAGGCGAGGACTGTGATCGGTGATAAGGCCGCGCACCTGACGGCTAAAGTGCTCGGCAAGGCCGACAGTGTGAGAGGCGGCAAGGACCGAACTGGCCGGATGCCGGGCAAACCACCAGGCCGGAAAGATCATCGAGGCATAGGTAGACTTCGCCGATCCGGGCGGCATCAGCACCATCAGCCGGTCGGACCGCCCTTTGGCGACATCCTCGAGTTCCGCGAGCAGGAGGCGATGGTGCGCGGCAGGCGCCTGACCCGACGACGCCAAGACGTGGACGGCCCAGTCGGTCAAATTGCCGCGGATCGTGAGGCGTTGTCCGATTTCCTTTTTCAACGTCGGCAAGGCGGTCTCGGATATCGGCATCGTCAAAACGATTCGGTGTCCTTGGCGGCTCGGCGAAATAGCGGGCGCCTGCCCGTGAAGGAAAATGTCGTGCGACGGCGCGGGACCGCGGCACCAAGCTTGAAATCGCGGCCGCGGCATCTCCCTGGACGGGTTGCCGGGCGGCGGTGGATGGGTCTATCGATCCTGGGATTCTTATGGCGGGGGACGCTGCGGCATGTCAGCGCCGCTCGGCATATCCGTCATCATGCCAAGAAACCTACGCCATTCTGGGGCAACTGGGCAAGGCAATATTTCATATCATGCGGTTTTTTTTCTTATTGCTAATCATGCTAGCCGTTTCAGGCTGCCAGAACGAGGCAGCGGACAGGCTGCAGTCTGGTCAAGTGATCGGCCTGTTCGGTGCCGAAGGACGCTGGGCGGGGCCGGTTACGCCGACGGCAGACGGGTGCGGGCCGACAACGACGGGGCTGATGACGGTCGGGCGGAAAACCTTCGCGTTCGATCCATTCCAGGGCACCACGGTCATCAGCGGCGCCGTGTCCGAGGCCGCCCTTCAAGGTACATTGTCGCGCCCGGGCAACGGGCAGCAGGTGGTCTCGATCCGTTTCTCCGGCACGGTGACCGATCATGCCGATGGACAAGAGACCATCGATGGAAAACTGGAGTCTGGACGGTGTTCCTGGGCGGTCAGTCTGAAGCGCGGGTAA